GCCGTCAGCGTTGCTCCAACGGAACACGTGCGACAATCCAGTCAGGAGCTTGCGTGCAGGCATGGGCGCACACTAGCACACCACGGCCGCTACGTCACTCTACGGCGGCACTGTTGGCCGTCCGCACCGTCGATGCGTCGGCTTCCTTGTAGCCCCATCGCAGAGCCGTTGCGAGAGGCACAGCAAGCCATGAGTGCCGACAGTTGTACCCGCCTCCGCTCTCCAGCGGGTGAGGCAGGCCGCTCTGCGCGTTGTCGAGGCCACGCACCAGCTCGGGCGAGAACCACCAGCCCACGCACGCCTGACAGAACGGCCTCGTTAAGCCATCGTCAGGACCACCGTAGGCAAAGCCGATGGGCACGCCGCTCTCGTCCGCGTACGCGTTGCTGATGGCGCGCGCGTAGACCGCGGTCTGCGTGCGAGCCTCGGTGGCTGCCTGCCCGAGAGACACCTGCAGACGCTCGCTGAGTCGCGTCGTCAGCTCGGTGAGGCTCTCGAGGCGGTAGCCCTCGCGCATGAGCGGGACCAAGTCGGTCGCGGTCGTGAGGTTCGCCGTGCGGAACGCGTCGATGGCGTCGCGCCGAGCTGCGTCGATGACGGCCGCGAGGGCTTCAACGTCGACCACGTTATCCGGGTCTAGGCCCACGCTGCGTAGATAGTCGGGCGTTGCGCGCTCGATGTCGTCGAGCCCGTCGAGCCATTGGTCTTGAATCTCGCCTGTTTCCTCGGCGACTGCAGCCGCGACCTGGTCGAGCTGCACCGCGAGCAGACCGGTGCGCCAGTCGCCACCGCCCGATACCTCGGCAAGCTCAATGAGCCTGTCGCGAAGAGTGTCGCGCAGGCCCACAAGCTCTGCCCCGATGCGGTCACCGAGGCGCGTCAGGTCGGCGTCACGGCGTCGCAGGGCTGCACGGACATCGGCCGGCAGCGCCACGACTACTTCTTCTTCCGCGTAACCTTGACGGGCGCTGGCTGCTCGACTGCCTGAGCCGCACCGTCAGTCATCAGCGCGTCAATGACGGCCTCGACCTCGGGAGGGCTGCGGTAGTCGAGCAGCACAGCATCGGCACCGAGAAGCGCAGACGCGGCCAGCCACTGCTCACGCGTGAAGTCGACCTCCACGGGTGCGTTGTAGATGCCCATCTTGGGGATAGGCCGCAGTAGCTTGACGCGCGCGCTCATCAGCTGACGACCGCCGTGACGAGGTAGCCGAGGTTGGCGTCGCAGACGACCTCGTCCGAGTAGACCTCACCGGCCACGATGGAGCCGACCGCCTGCGGGGGAGCCGTCAGGTACTCACGCACCGAGATGGGCAGCGCGATGCCGTCCATGCTGATGCCCTGACCCGAGAGGCCGTCCTCGACGAGGAGGAGAGCCGCGACCGCGCGCGACATGATGTCGCCAGAGGCGTTCGCGATGGTGTCGGCGCCCTCAAGGCAGCCCATCCACAACGACTTGCCCCACAGGTACGACGACGCGAAGGTCGTGGCGTCGGCCGAGGACTGACGACGAGCGCCGCCGATGAGCAGCTTGAGGCCCAGCTCGCCCGCGACGAGGTCCTTGAGGTAGGCGTCGTTCGCGACCTGCCGAGCGGCAGCGGCCGCGCCCGAGGTCACGAGACGGATGCCCGAGGCGGCCATGCTGCGCTGGAACGCGTCCGCGACCTCACGGCCCATGATGACCGTGTCGGCGTCACGGCCGTATGCCTGCGCGCGCACGATGCTCTTGAGGACCGCGAGGTCCTGCATCGGGGTCGCCGTGACGATGGTGTCCCACTGCGAGCCCGCGCCGGTGACAGCGCCGAGCGTCGAGTCGGGCCAGTTCGCCGTGCTGAAGAACAGCGCCGCGGTGCGGGCCTCCATGTCGAGGGCGAGCTTGCGGCCGATGGCCGAAGCCTCACGCTCGGTGAGGGGCGTGGGGAACTGCGACCGCTCGCTGAGCTTCTGCGGGACGACGTCCGACGCGAGCTTGTACTCCTCGCAGCTGTACTGCACGGTGGTCGGCGCGCCGAGCGAACGGCGTGGGTAGTCCGCGCCGAGGGCCGTCGCGACGACCTGCGGGCTGCCCATGTAGCCGCTGGAGTTCTCGACGAAGATGGTGCCCTTGCTCGCGGTCGGAACGACGGGCTGAATGGGCAGGGCCGGGAAGACCAAGCCCTGGAGGGACTGCGCCGCGCCGATGGCCGCGCCCGAGAGGATCGGGCTAACCGGGGCGAGCTGAGACTGGGTTGCGCTGCTCATGATTCAATACCTCAGGGGAAGATGGAGTGCTGGAGGTTGAGCTCACACACCACGCCGTCAGCCGTCGCGCCGGTGTCGGTCGCGCCGCTGAGGATGATGCCCACGATGCGGTCACCCGAGGCGGCCGCGACGAGCTTGCCGTTCGCGTCAGCCGTGACGAACTTGCCCGGGTCGATGACCGCAGCGGCCACCGAGAAGGGGCAGTTGCCGAGCAGCTGCACGTCGATGATGTCACCCGCGACGCCGCTCGTGAGAGCCACGCCGAGCAGGTACTCACCCGCGCCCGTCGCCTGAGCCGCAGCGGCGATGCCACCGCTGACGCCGTCGGCCTTGACGATGCGACCGCGCGTCACGGTTCCCGTGAGGCGGTAGCTCTTGATTGACTGCAGACCATTCACGCTAGCCATGTCACGCTCCTCGGCCAGCGCGGAACCGCGCCAGCATGTCATTCGCCCGCCGGACCTCGGCAGAGCGGGGGTCATCGCTCACGGCATCGGCGGCAGCGCCACCGTGCCCAACAGGGGCAGCGACCGCGACGATGGGCGACAGGTCAGCGAGCATGCCCGCGACCTCGTCGATGCCCATGCGGCACGCACGCTCCACCCACTCACCGCGCTTGGCCTGCGGGACGCGGCCCTGAGCCACGAAGCCCTCGACCATCTTCTCGGCGTCACGCTTCTGCAGCTCGGCCGTAGCCGTCGCCGCAGCCGTGGCCGCCTCCTCGAGCTGCACGCGCACGGCGTTCAGCTCGGCCTGCAGCTGCTCGACCTGCGCGAGCGCCGCGTTGTCGACGGCCTCGGCCGCCTTGTTCTGCTCGCTCATGTCGAGCGCCTCCAATCGTCCGCCATCAGTAGACGCAGGAGCCGAGGCGGTTCGGACTCTGCGCGGGTAGTCGAGGGGCATGTTGCCCCCGAGGAACATCCAGTCATCGGACTCGGTGGCGATGCGGTCGGCGAGGCCACGCGCAACCGCGTCCTCTGCGCCGTAGACCGAGCCGTCACCGAGCTGCTCGACGCTGACGCCACGGTCGGCGGCAATCTCGCCGAGCATCACGGTCGCGAGCTTGTCGACGCGCCCTTGCAGCGCGCTCATGTAGTCGCTGTCGTTCGTGCTGCCACGCTTGCGGGGCGTCTGCGAGCTGACGACCTCGATGGTGTCGCCGTCCTCGCTGTCACGTGCGAGCGTGACGACAACGCCCACGCTGCCCGCTTGCGCGAGAGGCGAGAGCACAATCTCGTCGGCCGCCGAAGCCAGCCACAGCGCCGCCGAGGCAGCCATGCCCGAGACGTAAGCCACCACGTAGATGCCCGCTTCTTGAGCGCGTGCGATGGCGCGCCGCGTCTCGCGGACACCGGCCACGTAGCCACCGGGAGAGTCGACGTGCAGCACGACGACCTTCTCGCCCTGGAGCTGCGCCCGCTTCATCTCGAGCCGCGCCCCGAGGTAGTCCATCGGGTAAAGCGGGCCCTCGACGTGGACCACGTTGAGCGCACCGGGCACCGGCAGCTTGGGCGCGCCCTTGACGAGCGCCTGCATGTGAGCGGGGTCGATGGCCATCGCAGACGCGCCGGTCACCGGCCCGCCCTGCTCCTTGGCGCGTCGCACCAAGTAGAGCTGCTGCATCTCTTCGGTCCACTCGGCTGCAGGCTCACCGCCCCACAGGAGCCACGCCACATAGCCGGGAGACTCGGAGCCGGGAACGTCGTCGACGCCTTCCTCCCAGTCGCCCTCATGGCGCGCGAACCAAGCAGGCGCCTCTGAGGTCACCCACTGCTCGGACTGCGGCTCACCGTTGGCGATGCTGTTGGCGCGCCGAATGGTCTCAGGCTTGATGCCGTCGCCCGACTTGCCCGCCTCGTGCAGCGTCACGCCGAGCAGCGCAGCTTCTTGAGCTGCGACCGGGGGCGTGAGTTCTTCTTCGGTCAACAACGGCATCAGATGCCTCCGGGAATGACGGTCTGTGCAGGCCGCACGGTGCGCCCGAGTCGCTCACGCTCGCTGCGTACCTCTGCGGCTCGCGTCGGTGCAGGCAGCTCGAGCGCCGCACGGATGGCGCGCTCGTCTTCGGCAGTGGGCGTAAGCACGCCAGCCGCGAGCAGGGCCGTGACGTCGCCGACCTTCTCGACCCACAGCGACGAGCGGATGCCCGAGTATGTGAGGCGAGGCAGCTGGTCGAGAGGCATCGGCCCGATGTTCGCCGTGACGATGGTGCGGATGTACGAGCTGAGTCCCTCGGCCAGCCATTGGCAGAGGTCGCCCGCCATCTGCGCGGCCAGCTCGGCGTGAACCTGCGCCGTGGCGTAGGCACCGCTGCTGCCGTTGCTGCCCATCGCCAAGAACTGCACGTAGAAGGCTTGGAGGATTTCCCTCTCGATGTCGGCCACGACCTGCGAGAGAGGCCCGCTGCCACTTGCAGCCGCGCCACCCTCAAAGCTCAGCTTGGCCCACGACGGCAACACCAGCGCGCTCTCCTCATGCGAGGTGTACCGACGCAGCACGCGCAGCAGCTCGTCGCGCGCGGCCTCGTACTCTTGCTGTGATGGTGACGAGCCACGAACGCGAGCCAGCGCGTCCTCGTCGATGATGACCGTGGGCACCGGCACCGCGTAACGCTGCGCGAGCACTTGCCGCAGGTTGGTGCAGCGCCTGTAATCGCTGGCCAGCGGCTCGACCTGCCGCAGCAGGCCGACACCCTCGACGCCCTCGGCGGTCGACGGCCACACGAGGTGCACGAGGCGCTCGTAGGGGATACGCACCGAGCCGACCATAGACAGGCCGTAGGGCTCACGCATCCACTGGTCGACGGCCACGATGCGCCGACCCTCGTAGACCCACTGCCGCACGCTCGACTGGTCGCGCGGTTCGAGG